CGGAGTTCACCAGGTCTTGCCAAGTGCCACTCGTACCAGTCGCCCACCCCGTGCCGCTCGTAGACAGGCTCACGTGGGAGGCGTCATACCATGCGAAGGTCGCGTAGTATGGGTTGCCTGCTGTCGCCGCCGCGTGCACCGCGTACGCGTACTGGGTGCCCGCCGTGACCGCAAACTCTGAGGACTCCCATGACCCGTACCCAGCCGGCCCGACCGTGCCGACCGCGTGGCCAGCAGGATCGTACGCACCCGTGCCGCCAGAGAACGTCCAGCCCGTGATGTTCGACGTGAAATCAGAGTTCGTCACCAACTGTGCCGACGTGTCACCAGCAGGCGTAGCCGAACCAGACCAGCCAGTCAACGACGTGCATGCGTTGATCGTCGTAGATGTTGGCGGAGAAGACGACGGCGCGGCCAAAGATACTGTCGTCAAGCCCTGTGCCCGAGCAAACGGCAGACACGTCAACGTCAACAAGTAGTAACGCTCGAACCGCAGTTCGCCCAAATCATCGAAACGATGCTCTGGCCAAGCCGCTGTCACGTCGAACACGTTCGCCACGCCAGAATCTGGTGGCGTCCAAGAGAACGTCGTCCGCCAAGGCCGACCATGCAACGGGGAACACTGGCCAACCAGCGCCGCCTCACCCTGCGCGAGACCCGCCTTCGTGGAAGCAGTGATCTGCACCATGATTTCGAGCTCACGGTTTTCTACGCCCGTCAACGCCGCCAAAGACCCGTCCGCGACAAACGACTCCAACTCAGTCAACACCGACTTGGGGGAACCCAGCGACGTGTCCTCAGCCAGCACCTCAAGCTGATAGGCGCCGTAGTCGGCCCTCAAATCCAAGGTGCCCAGTTGCACATACCCGCTGTCGCTCATCGCCTGCCCGCCCTCTGCTTACGCTTGTGCGCCGCCTGCTTAGACGCCTTCTGGTTGCCTTCCTTGAACGCCTTCGCCGACTTCTTCGCGACATCCACGGCCTTCTCGGCCTGCTTCGCGACCACCGTCAACCGGTTCACCTCAGCCTGCAAGACAGCGATCTGTGCGCCATACGCCTGATTGGAGCCAGCGCTAGAGGCGGCGGAAGCCAACGCCGCGCGCTCGTTAAATAACGCCTGATATTGGGCCATGCCCGACGCGCCAAGCCCTGCGATCGCCTGCATCCCGACCGGCCCGGCCTCATACAAGGAAGCCAGCGCGTCGCCCGTTATCCCAGCGCCAGCCAGTTGCGCGCCAAGCACCCTCGTCAGGTTCGCTTTCGCGATATCGGCCCGTAGGCCCGCTAAGATCCCAGACGAACGATCCCCAGACGACACCCACGGGTTACCCGACATGATGTCGCTGATCGAACGGGTCAGCCCGTCACGGATAGTGCCCGCGAGACTGTCCGCAGTGGAACGCACCCCATCCAGAGACGCGCTCATCGCGTCAAGGTTCGCGGCGGCCGCGTCAGATGCGGCACGCAGCGCCTTCAACCCGCGGCCGCCCTGCGCCCGCTTACCCTTGCGGCGCTTCACTGTCCCGCCGTTGGCGAAAAACTCGATGTCCTCGATGCCGTCAGAGATGTACTCGCCAACCGTGCCGCCGTCCGCGTACCTGCCCGCGTTGATCGCCTTCAGCAGGGAGCGGTGCCGGTCGGCTTGCCCGTTGCGGTTAGAGATCACTTCCTCACCAGGCGCGAGCATTGTCAGCACCTTGTCGCCATAGGGTCGACGTGGTGCGCCACCAACGGTGCCGCCGTCCGCCTGTCCACCCAACATGCCCGCAAGCCCGCCAGTCATCACACGATGAACCCTGACAGTCACATCCTTGGATCGGATCGCGTTCAACCCTGCGCGGATACCGGTCAAGATGCCGAGCGCCCCGCCCGTCTTCAACATGAGATCGACCCGTTTGGTGCGCGGGATCAACCCGATACTGTCCGCCATCTTGCGGGCCTCACGGGCACCGATGCCAGCGGCCTTAGCGGTCGCCAAAAACCTGTCCCGCGCCTTACCCAAAGACGCAGACGCCCGAGCGGGGTCTTCAATGTTCTTGGCGACCTCCACGGCGCTACGCCCAACCTCGCGCAACGCTTCACGGCTCTTCAACGCGGCAGCCGAGTTCCCTTGCCACTGTCCACCAGTCTCCCGCAAAACATCCTTCATTGCCCGCAGCGACTGGGTCAGTTTGTCGGCGGCAGCTTGCGCGTCAATCAGCCCCATCATCTCGGCCAACACGCCCGTGAAGTCACGCATCGACATGGCCGCTTCTTTCGCGCCCGCGCTGGTGCGGGTGAACCCGGTCGTCAACAAGTCGAGATCGGCGGCAGCTTGCCGCGCGTTGATTTCGCCAGCCAACTCGACCTGCAACTTCTCGGCTTCACGTTTCTTCGGGGCCTGGATCGCGGCGTAAAGGGGCGACACTTTCGTAATCCAGTTGCTAGCGTCCTTGCGAGTGTTGGCCGCCTCCTCGAAGCTCGCCTGCAACTCTCCCATCGACGCCTTGCTGTCAGATGCCACCTTGCGCACCCTGTCCAGCGAATCGGACACCTTGTCGATCCCGGCCTTCATATCGAGCGCCCCACCAACAACCGCGCCAGCAGCCGCGCCCCACGGGCCAGTCATCATCCCGATCATCGCGCCCATCGCCGTATTCGACAGGCCCATCTTCTCAGGCAACGGCGAAAACGCCGCAGCGGTCAACGCCGCCGCCCCGCCCATCTTCCCGATCCCGATCGCGGCCCGACGGCCAGCAGCCTGCTGGGCCGCCATCTCGGCGCGAGTCATCGCCCCAAACGACAACCACTTCCGCATGTCCGCGCCCACGCCACGGAAACTCGCGCCAACCCTGCCGACCCCGAGTGCGCTACCAGCCGTAGACGCCCCCAAGCGCGCGTAACTCACAGATGCGCCCCGCGCCGCCATGCCCGCCAGTTTCGTGACCGCAGCCAGTTGGGCCAACGCCATGATCGGGGTGCCCAACGGAGAGTTAGCGATAGTCGAAATGGTTTCAGCGAACAACTCGAACGCCTTCAACGTGGGGCCACCCAACGGGGCAGCAGCAGTCAAAATGTCGATGACCGCCATAGACAACGCCCCGAGCGTGTCCAACACTTGCGGGCCCGCCGTCTGCATGTAATCAAGGAACTCTTGAAAACCTTCAGTCCCCGCCAGATTGTTGGCCCACTCATCGAACGTGGCCGTAGCCTCAACCAGCCCCTTAGACCAGTCATCATTAGCGGGTGCCATAGCCATCCACAAGCCCGCCAACGCGTGCACCGTGTTGCCCGTGGCCTCCGCCAACTCCTTCATGGCGTCCGGACCATCGGTGCCAATGAAGTCGATCAGTTCAGCCCAACGTGGCCCAGCCAACGACGCACCCGCATCAGCGCTTATCTCACCGATCGCGCCCGCCAACGCCTCAAACATCGCGGTCACCCTCGGCCCCGCCGTGGTCAGCGACTGAATACCCTCGATCACGCCAGGGAACATGGCCGCCGACGTGCTGTTACGTAACGCCTCGAACGGTTCACGCAAACCCGCGATCTCGGTCACCAACGCACGCGCCTCAGGAGAAAGGCCCTCCATCTCCATGCGAGCCTTCTGCATGTTCTCGACAGTCGGCTCCAACGCGGCCTCGTTCACAGCCTTCAACGCGCTGCCGACCCCCTGAAAGGCGACCAGCATGGTGCCCAGACCCGTCACCGCGAACCCCGCCTGTGACGCGACCCCCGACAGTAGTTGCACCGTCCCGGCCCCGAGAGGCGCCAACGTCGGCAGCGTAGCCGCGATCGCAGACCCAAGGATCGTCAAACGCCCCGAAGCACTGTTAATCGGGTTACGGGTGTCATTCAAGGCGCGACTCAACCGACGTGTCCGAGCCTCGGCGCGGTCCACCTCGCGCGAATAATGATTCACCGTGCCAGGGAGAGGCCGAAACGAGCGATCCAAGTCGCCCACCCCAGCGGCCGCGTCCCGCGACGCGACCACAGTGCGACGACTGGACGCACGCACACCATCCAGAGACTCATCCAAAACCTTGGCCGCCGCAGCCATCCGCAACATCGCCGGAGACAGATTGTCTGTGGCCGCAAAAATCACCCGTTCGCGCCGTGTACCCATTAAGGTCACCCCCTCCTTTCAGCGTCCATTCAAAAAATCGTCATCTGGGGTCAAATCCTCGGCGCTAACCCAGATCAGTTCGCCGTCCGTCGGGAGATAGCCGTTGCGGTCAGGCTTAGCGCCCTCAGTCACCTGGGCACGCAGCCGCCTACTCCGCTCCTCAGCAGCCGTCACGTAACAAATGTGCCGTTGTGGATACAGGAGCGTCCTCGGGTTGGAACACAGTTCGCGGGGCTGCTTGCATTGTGGGCACCGCTCCTCCTGGTCGGCGTACCATGCCGCGAGTGCGTCCCTGTCGGCGTCCGTGAAAGGCGAATCTCGCGGCGCCCCCAGGTAGACACTGAGCGGCACCCCAAGATCAAGGGACAGTTTTACGTCTCGTCGGAAATATGGGTCCCGGCGGAGACGAGCCACGATTTTGGGTCGCCCACCGCCGCCGTGTCCGCGTGCATCTCGTTGAGTTGCGACCACAAGTAGGCGAACGTGCCGTTACCGTGCGTCTCGATCCACGCGTCAAGCGCGTCATCATTGTCAAACACCGGCTCGACCAGACATGTGCGCACAAGTTCAAACGCGAACGCTTCCTGATTCAAATCGCGAACCATGTCATAAACAGTCTCTTTGACATTCTGGCCAGATTCGTCAACATAGGTGCGTTCTTTGCGGGTCTCGCGCTCGACAGTGTGCTTGTCACGCATCCGCTGCACCTTCAATGGCCCCAGCGTATTCACGGTAACCGTGAGCATCCGCTCCTCGGCCTCAGCGATGAAGTTGTTCAGCTTGACGGCGGCCGCCTCGACGGGACTCGGGTCGCCCACCCTTCTGGGGCTGCCTTCGCTGTCCGCAGCCTCAAGTTCAGCGCGCGCCATGTCGTGCTGCAACTCCTTGATGGTCGCGTAGTCGTCAGACCGCCAAAGGTGTAGCTCTTTTTTCACTGCTTCCCCTTCCTTCGCGCCGACGGGACGCGATCACGACGCCTGCGAACAGACCCGCAACCGCGCCCCGTCGGGCCGTGATTACGAAACGATCGCGACGTTCTGCACCGGAGTGCCGACGATGACATAGTCCTGTGCCACCGACGCCTCAGCATCCTCGCCGTCACCGATCGGCTCAATGTGTGCGACATCCAAGGTCACTTGGTAAAGGTTCACGAACTGCCCGAGCGCGAGATCAGTCTCCACAGGCAGATCCATGCGACGCAACAGGAACCCGGTCGAGCCAGAGGTCAACGTCTCGAACGCCTTTTTGCCCGGCGATCCCGCAGCAGCCTGCGGACTGACGGCGTAACGCAAGGTGCCGCCGTTGTACTTCACGACCCCGAACCCTTCCTCTTGGGTCTTGTCGCACAAGCGGCGCTTGCGTGTGACCCGATTCGATTCCACGGTCGGCTTGTCGGCCTCATCGAACAGGTAGCACGACACGTCCAGCGTCGAGCCGCCTGTCACTTCCGAGACCTTCGGGCCGGTGGGGGTGGCGATGGTCGGTACCCAAACCCACTTGTCGCGCGCGAAAGTGGAAGCCGAGGCGGTGCGTGTTGGTGCAGCCATGATTACTTGTCTCCTTCTTGCTCACGCACGGCTTCGCGTGCGTCTGGGCCCGAGAGTGTGCCCAAGTCTTTGTAGTGTTTCACCGGCGCCAGATTCCCGTTCGGTGCCAGCGCGGGCTTGTCGAGCAGCTCGTAAGCGCCAGGCTCCGCCGCCACGTAAGCGGTACGCGCGATAGTGATCTCGTGACGCGACGATGCGATCCGAACACGCACAACCTCGTTGCCAAACCGGTCAACCTCGACAGGACCAGGCTCGGCTTGCGCAACCGCTTTCTTGCCGCCCTTCACTGTGTTGTCAGATGCCACTTCCAGCCTCCTAGATAGTTAGCGTCCACGTGGTCACGCCAGACCATGCGCCCTCATCCGGGTTGATCGGCGTCTCAGAATCCCTAACCAGTGGCCGCGAGTCGTCCCCGAACGCCACCGGCGTCGAGGTGAATCGTTGCTCAATCAGCGCCCGCATCCGGCGCGCGTTGTCCAACCGGTCAGACACCACCCGCAACATCACCCGATGCCGAGAGCGGCCCGCCCACTCGCCCACGCGCAACTGACGTGCCCCGCCGCCACGACTCGTCACAACCACCTCGGTATAGGTCGGTGGCAGCGTGGACATGGCCCTCAAGTCTTGGCCGTCGTAGGCCGCAAACGGCGCAGTGACCGCGTTGATTGCCGCAATCACGCCTACCGACACGTCGGCCTCCGTCCTGCGGTTGGCGGCTACCACGGGAGCCCCTCGTCAAGCGCGTCGTCTATCCGGATCGCGAAACGCGCCTGCGCAATGTCGAACGACTGAGCGATATCCAAGTGCGGCGGCTGGTTGCGCGACCCGTACTCGAAACTCATGCCGCCTTGGGGGCGTGACGGGTCTGGGCCATACTCCGCCGCGAAGTCGCCACGTGGCGTCAACTGGATCGAGTTCGGGTAATGGATGCCGTGACGCCTAGCCGACTTGGTGGCGAAACGGCGCGCGAACTTCTGCCCATCACGCGCAGTGGAATACACGAGATCCGTAACGCGCGCCGGGAATCGTTCGGAAGCGGATCGGAGATCGCGTTCCAGGTCGCCGATAGTGTGGATGACGATCACGACACCCACCCCTCAGGCCGTGGAACCTCGACCAGTCGGACACGTCTAGCGGTCGCCTGATCTTGCCAAACAGTGTCAACGATCTTGAAGACCCGGCCGCTGTTCTCGCCCGCCAACAGTTCCACAAAGTCGCCGTCTTGAAGCGTGTTCAAGGTGTGCGGAAAGTGGCCTACACGTATGGCCGCCTCGATGCCGACCGTCCCAATCTCTTGTGTGGTTGACGAGGCGTTACCCGCGATCGCGCCACCCAACCGGAAAGGCGTGTTGACGACCACAACCGTCCAATCGGTGACGTGGAAACCGTTCACCGTGGGCGATTGCCCCGTCTTACGTCGCACCCGTGCACGCGAAGTCATCCGCGCTAACGCCTCGGCACGCAACAGTGGCAGCGCGTGCGCTACGTCGTCGGCCAGCATGATTGTTACCTGTATCCGGGCACTGAGAGGCCGATCGACCCCACACGTGACCGCATTTGCCGGATTCCGCCAAGCGCGCGCCGTTCCGCGTCAGTGAGCGACAGGCCATGCCCACCGCCAGCAGCGAGACGCCCGTTGCGTTCGGTACGCGAGGCGTCATCGACCGCGACCGTGAGCGACTCCAACCCCTTCGGGTTGTAGAGCCACCTGAGCGCAACCTCGATAGCGATCGACCGCACCCACTCGGGCCACGGTGCGCCCACTGACGGAGCAACCCATGCGGCCGCCACCAACGCGCTAGCGCGTTCTGCAGCGAAGTCCAATTGGCGCGCATCCGCGCCAGTCGGGTATACGCACAGGTCAGCCGAAGTGATCGCGTCCACTACCCACCGTCCCGTCTGCTAGCCGCGTGCGTCGTCGGCGGTCAAGGCCGCAACGATCGCAGCCTTGCCCTTGGTTGGGAGCCTGTCCGCCTTGGCGCGGCCCTTATTCCTGAGCATCGCCTCGGCAGCCAGGTCACCGACCGTCATGCCCTCATATGGCGAGGACTCGCTCCCCTGCTGCAGGTCGGTGGCGGCCCCTTGTGGGGGCACGCCACCTTCCCAACAGGCAGGGTTGGTGATCTTCGCCGCGACCTCCGCCGACGGCACATCGCCGGGCGCGTAAACGACCCCGCCAACATGCACGTAGGCGACCAGTCGGCCAGCCATCAGGAGACGACCGTCGCCTTGAATGACAGGTCAGCATTCGCCAACACCGGCATCCCGATCGCGTCACCGACAACCTCAGCGATCATCGGCGGCTTCTCGCCACGGTAGACACCAGTCACGATCCCCGGCTGATCCACATCGGCGATGTCCCACTCGGCAGCCGTCGAGCTGAGCGTGCGACCCCAGAAGGTGCCACCCAGGTCAGACTCCTGCCAAGCGTTCGGGTCAACAGCCGGCGGCAGCAACAGTAGCGCCGTGTCAGCGATGACACGAGTCGCGGTGCCGCCGGACTTGACGCGCCGATCGTAGACGTAGAACGGGGGCAGCCCGTAGCCCGCGAACAGTGCCTCAATCTCAGCCAACGACGCTGGACGAGAAGCGCCACCAACAATGTTGGTTTGGAACTTCGCGTGGTTCATCAACGTTGACATCACCTTGGTGCTGGTCACGATCGCGCCCGGTGCCTCACCGTTGGCGGCGATATAGGTGTCAGTCCACGACCGCAGATCACCGATCGGGTCACCACCCGCAGACCACAAGGTGCCCGCGGAGACAGTGTGACCACTCGCGCGACCGAAATCATCCTCGGTCAAACCGGGAATAGTGGCCTTGCCGGTGGTCAACACGATGCCACGCAGCCGCTCCATCGCATCCGACACCGCCGCCACGACAGCGTCAGTAGCCGACTGGATCGAGTTGAGAATCTGCTCGTCAGACGCACCAACGCCGCGGCCCCGCAACTGGTTGTATTCGCTCACCGGCAAAGTCAACCCGAGAGCAGGCAGCTCCAAGGTCACGCGGCGGCCAGGAGCCTGATTGCCGACCTTCGGCTCGGCGTCGTAGGCGCGGAAAGCGGCCTCCTCGACCAAACCGTTGGAGCCAGCCACGAAGCTCGCCACAATGTCGGGAACCTGACGATTGGGCAACCAACGCGCCAACGTGCCCTTGCGGGCCTCGTAGGCGTTCATGGATGCGCGCGCGTACCCGGTCAGAGTCTCCGGGTCGATGATGTCAGTCCAAAGTGCCATGACTCAGACTCCTTCTCAGATGTAGACGATGGTGACGTTGATGCGCTTCGCGGCAGCCACGGGGGCCGCGAACGCTTGCACGCCAACAGGGACGGATGCGGTCTTCACGCGGCCATGACTGATCACAGAACCAGCCTGGTCGGCGGTGGAGCCAGCGGGGACAGTCACGTCAGCGGCCAAGTGTCCAGCGAGGACACCCGCGTTCGTGGTGGTCGCCTCAAGCGAGTCGTAAGGCACGAGCTTGCCCGACACCTTGGCGACAGGCGTGCCCGCCGGGATGAACCCGTTCGGGTAATGAGTGCCAGCGGTGAATCCGGCGACATTGACGATCTCGGTGCGCCCATCGCGGATGCCGTGAGTCGAGTCAAGCCAACCGTAGTTACTGCCGCCGACCGTTTCTTTGGTCATACGAGGCATGGGTTTGCCCTTTCTGGTGGTTTGTCAGTTTGCTGTCTTGCTGCGACTGGCCGTGAACATTTCGGCCCCTGCTTGGATGCCGCTCACGGGGGTTTGATCGCGGTGCCGTTTATGGCCTGACCCGAAATCGAGTTGTCGCAGGTTGCCCTTGTCGGGCACATTCATGGCTGCAACGAGGGCCTGCACCTTGGCGGTGTCTGGTAGCCCGTCGTCTGTCAGATAGTTCGGGAACGCTGCCTTGAGGTTATCAAGGATCGCGTCGCGGCGCTCTGGCTCCACGGTGGCGAGTTGGGTACGAAACTCGGCCTCAACCAGCAGGGTGCCATATTTCACGGTTGCAGCTGCTTCGCCGGCCTTCGTTGCATCCGAGAGCGCCTTCTCGGTGTCGGTGAGGCTGGACTCGCGCAGGGCGGCCAGTTCTTCGAGGTCAGCTTTGAGTGCGTCGCCCACCTTGCCGCCCGTGATGGACAGCAGCGCCTTGTTTCGGCTCTCGTGCTTAGCGGCCTGCTGCTTGTAGTAGGCGGCCTGCTGTTCGGCGGTCATCTCCACGACTGGCGTGTTGGGCGGGTAGCCCTTGTCGAGATCCTTCGGGGTAGGAGCGCCGCCCGGTTCAGCCTCAGGATTGTTGGCGGGCTCACCGCCAGGGGGGCCGTCTGGTTCGGTTTCCATGCGCCACCCGGCATAGCGGGCGCGATTCGCCGCGAAAGTTGCCGCCAGGAAGGCTTTATGGGCAGGGGTTAGCGGAAGGTTTTGCATCTACTTGTCTCCTTGGTGGAGTTGGTGACCCTTTGCGGGCCTACGCCGCGACGATGCGACGAAGTCGTGCGATCTGGTCTTGCTGCCACTCAAGCGGGCCGGCCACGTCCTCGCCAGCAGATGCCCGCTGTTGCAGGGACTCCAAGACTGGCTCTAGTGCAGCCAGCTCCTTGCTTGCGCGTTCGGGGGAATCCCATGCGGGCGCAGCTGCGGTACGGCGGGTCATACTCGCTGGGATCAGCACTGGCCCCAACTCTCCAGACTCCCCGACCTTGTATCGGGTGCGCTTGAGCGCCTTGCCCGCCGTCACACCCTCAGGCAACAGGTCATCAAGATTCAAGGTGTTGCCGGGGTCAAACTCGCCATAGATGGGCAGTGTCAAGCATTTGCAAAGATGGTGAATCGGCAACAGGTCTTTGACCTTATACACGCGTTGAGAGGCGGCCACGCAAAGCCCGCAACTACCGCCCTTGGACCTCTCTGGACGGATCACGCGACGGTACTTGGTGACACCAGCCTGTCGGTACTTGTCTCGCTCCACTTGTCGCCGCACCAGCGCCGCATCCGTGGCGACCAGCCCGTCGAAACGAGCCGTAGCAACCCCCAGCGCCTGCTCGAAATCCGCGCCATGCCCTACGGCTTCACGGTAGGCAAACACGGGCCTGGAATAGACCGTGAACGGATCAACCCCGGCGCGTGGATACTCGTGCGTCCACGTTGAGGCCGGCCGCTCGACAGGCGGCACCCCCATCAAGCTGAGCGTGAGGTCAGCGAACTGTTGCGCCAAGCCTGCTACGTAAGCGAGGCCGGCCGTGACCCGGCTGGCCGTCGTGCTGGCCAGCAGGGTTGTAGCGGCCGTGTCATACCAGTCCAGAGTTCTATACGCCGCAAGGATCTCGGCGGCGATCGCAGTCTCGATCGCCAAGGACCCTTGCGCATACTGCGCCACCAGGGCCTCAACATCCTCAACCTTGGTCATGGCCCACTGATTGCCGGTTTAATGAAGAGCAACTCGCGACCAGTCATGAGACGCAGGTCGGAGATTTCGGCTGGCGGGTACTGCCAGATGTCCCTCTGGATCGCTTCACGCGGCAGGGACGTGTTGGCCATGGACGCAGCCGAAGCCTTCTGCTGCAAACTGTGTCGCTCGACGGGACCGAAGATTGTTTCGATCTGCGACAGCTTGGCCCGCTGCGAGTCGCCCTTCTGCTCAAATGCGCACGAGAGCACCCTCGCCCAGCTAGTCGACGCCCTGCGGATGCGGTCCTCAACTTTGAAGATGTGCTCTTCACGCATGAGGGAAGCGCCCTCGGCGGACCCGTTAGCACTGTCGGGCACCATCGACGGCAACGCGATCGACGTGACCGCAGCCAAACGCTGCACATCCTTTTCAATCGCAGCCGTGATCGGGGTCATGTCGATGGCGCTCGACTCCCAAAACTCGACATCTCCAGGCACCTGCCACATTTCGTCTGGCGAGGCCGTAAACATGTCGTCGTACTCATCATCTGCGATCGGCGTGATGCGCACGTTTCCGTCCGCGTCGATCTCTTCCTTGTCCTGGGGGAGGTTCTTGATTGCCCGCTGACGGAACGCCTGAATCTTCGCGATCCACCACTCGTTGAAGATCTTGTCGTTGATCCGATCCAATGAGTCAAGGTGTCGCTCAAACTCTCCAACGCCGTCACGGTTGCGGAATCGCACAACAGGAACGATGGCGCCGGTCCCTGTCGCTACAGGGTCGCCGTAGGTTTCCCATTTCGACAGGTCAACCCTTATCGAGCCAGAGTTGATCGAGGTCGGGCCGCGCATGATGAGACGCTGCATCACGCCCGAGGCGTAAAAGAATGCCAGATCGGCGCTGTCCCATTCGTCGCGCACAACTTTCAACCCGGCGATCGTGCGCCGCGTGGTCGCATCTTCCAGCGTGATGGCGTCGAGGGGCGATTCGGCGGTAATGAGTGGTTCGCCAGTCTCGTCATCCACCGGCCCCACGATCACGTACGCGTCACCCAGAGCGAGCAGTGTTTCATGCACTTCGGCAGACAGGATCGCACCGTCGTTGGCGCGCATGATGGCGCGTGCTGCAACGTCGCCAAACTCGTCATCCGCCGCCGCCGTGCGGAAGTCCCGCAACTGCATCCGGTTAGCGGTTGCGGACACGATCAGGTCGGCCATGTTCAAGCGGCCCATCCTCACGAACTGGCGAACGTGCGGCTTCCAGCCCGAATGAATATCCTCTCTCAAGGGAGGGTCGCCCTCACGGTAGTCATTGAGGACAGTCAACGGTGGACGCACCCGCGACGCCTTCTTATGGCCACGATCCCACTTGCGCGGTCCACGCCGCCCAAATCGGCGCTCCTGCAGGTCCTGCAACATCGCCGCGAAACGTCGGCCATCAACTGATTCGCCGTCAATCATTCGCACTCCGCCTGTCGCTTCTCGTGTCGCACGAACCCAGGTCGGCCACATGATGATCGGGTATTGAATATTGGGGACTCACGCCTACCTCCTTGCGCCCACACGCCGCACCCTGCCGCTGGTGCGATGGCGCCGTGCCGTACCCGCCGCGAGCGCATCCAGACGCGCCTGCCAAGCCAAGACCGCGGCCACTGCGGCGTCAATCTTGTGGGGCGAGTAGTCGTTGGCTTTGCCTAGCTTGAGTTTCCCGTGTGAAAAGCGACGTCGCGCATTCAGCACGTGTCGAGTGAGCGCAAACCCGCCACTATGAGTCATGTCGCCATTGCGAATCGCGCCCTCTAGCGCCTCAATTGCGATCTGCACTTTGCTTGCCGTGCCCCCGGTCATCCACCACTCAAACGGGTGATCCTGCCGCACCCTGACAGACACCCGCCCGCCATAGGCTGCTTCCCAAGCGCCCACGTGCGACCGCCAATCCTTAGCTGGGTCCGCATAGAACGCGGCTACCGAATACTGCGAGAACGCTTCCCTTATGGCCGCTTCAATCTCCACGATCGGCGGCGCCCATTCGTCCCAACCGTAATCGCCAGCCTCCCAGACGCCGATCTCAAACAAGTGCCCGTCGCTCACACGGCAACCGATTAGCGCGGTCGCGTCAGGCTTGCCTTTCGCGCGGCCCCGAGACCCATCAAAGCCGAGCGTAATCAACTCACGCGCCGCAACCGTCTTGTCGCTCGCCGCTCTGCTGGCCCACTCGGGTGCAGAAATCCACGAGTCGGTTGCGTGGGTTATCTGATTCAGCTTGTCTGCGCGGTACAGCTGCTCGTCGGTGTCAGTGTCGTAAGCGGCCTCGATGTTTCGCTCGATACCGACCCAGCCTGGCGCGCATGGCGGCTGATGCAGGACGCAGCCCCTCGGATCGTCCGAAGCGCACCCGTAGGCGAAACGCAACCCCTCACGCAACGCCCCAGTATCAGCGAGATCAAAATCAGGAGCCTCGCGATGGTCGTACAGGATGCCCGAGGAGAGCTTCTTGTTTCGACCCTGCGCTATGTCGTGGTAGGCACGCGCCGTGCTCTCAGCCACAGACGACACGCCCGGCGTGTAAGCATTAGGAGTCTCAACCAGCAGGCCGCCAGTCTTGTCAAGATTGGACTTGATGACAGCGAACAGCCCGACCCCGCCATTACTGGGCGTCCACTGTTCCGTCTGGTCGCAAAACACGGCGATAGGGGGGTTGCCTTTAGCTGACGTTGACGACGACGTTATCGGCTCGATTCGCCCAACCGGCAGATTGACAAACGTCCCCATTGGGTCAAGCCCAGGATAGTGATCCCACACGGGCGCGTCGTTGTTAAACATCTCCAAGAGCGGCACCCAAGCATTGTCTGTCTGCTTCTCGCTGGCCGCCGCGAGCTGCACGAGCGGTGTCCTTGTGTGACTCCATGGCCTGCCCACTGGTTGCCCGTCCGAGTCCCAGCCATCGGGCACCACATCAGCCAACCCTTCGGCAATAGCCAACGCTGAAACGAAAGGCGACTTACCCCACCCGCGAGGGCGTGACAGGACCCCTCGGCGGACGACCCGCCTCAATGACCGAGGGTCTACGGCGTACAACGCCAGCGTAAAATCGACCTGCTCGCGAGTCAACAAGAACGGCTTAAAGCCCTGACCGTGACTGCCCGGCATGGCCAGCATCGACTCAATCCAGTCGATCACGTGATATCCGAGCGTGGGAATCTCGCCCGGTTCGGACGGCTTCCAAGGCATATTAGCCCGATTGGGCAGGGCTTGCGTGATCCGGCTTCGTTGGTGTCGGTAGAGCAACGAGTGCGCCGTAACGT